CGTCCAATGGCAAGACCTATGGCTCGCCCAATGGCTCGTCGTGCAACACGTCCTATGGCACGTCCTATGGCACGTCCAATGGCACGTCCAATGGCACGTCCTATGCGTAGAGGTCGTGGCTAAAATAGATAAAAGCAAAATGGCTTGCAACAAGCCCCGCAGAGACTCTTCTGGGGGGAAAAAATCTGTTGTAAAAGCTTGTCAAGATGGTAAAGAAAAAATTGTGCGTTTTGGTGACGCAAATATGACTATTAAGTCAAGTCAACCAGATCGCAAACGGTCTTATTGTGCTCGTAGCGGCGGAATAAAAGGAACTAAAGATAAATTTTCAGCAAATTATTGGTCACGCAAAGCGTGGAAATGTTAAAAAATAAATGTCAAGATTTTCGTCATATGGTCAGAACGATTCTCAAATGCAAGATGAGATTGATGCTGGATTTTTTGGTTTTAATAATCGGTTTAGACCTGATCAATTAAAAGAGGGAGTTCTTGCGGATAGTCAAAATGGTCGGATGGATCTTAATGGCGAATGGCAAGTTCGCAAAGGTATTGACGTTATTAGCGGTTCCTTGCTTCTTGCGGGTAGCGGAATTAATGTAGGAACTGCGGTTCTTGATGATTTAGGAACCCCCCCTGTAATCAATGATGAAGCTATTCCCGTAATTAGGGGGTCTTGTGCATTTTCAGATCCTACTGAATCAAGCAATAATCAATACATTGTTATCGCATTAGGCACAAAAGCTAAATTAGTAAATTTAATTAATCGCATTGTTACTGAAATAGCTTATCCTGTTGGAATAACCGTTGATCCAGGTGCGTTTTTACTCCAAGCATTTAACAAAGTTATTTTATTTAGGGAAGGTAAAACACCTTTACTTTGGGATGGTGACGAAACCAATGATTTCGTTAAGGCTGAAAGCGGAACTTTTATTCAACCAACAAGACTTGGAAATGATGCAGTTAATAATACTATTATTGCTAATGGAGAAGTAACGGTAACTTCAAATGCACACGGATTAGAGGTAGGAGACGAAGTTGTAGTTACTGAATCTAATAATAATTTAACAGTAGGAGATAAGTTTGCTGTTGCTACTGTTAGTACAGATATTTTTACATTTTTTGCAGAAGTAGATGATCACGCTCTTGTTGAAAATCATTACACTGAACCCGTCTCGGAAGGTATTGGTTACATTAGAATGCCAGCACCAGCGTTTGGTGTGTATCATGGAGAACGGTTAGCAGTCCCTTTTAATTATAATGTAGATTCTGGTGTGGACAGTTATACCGACAGAAATACTAGGGACGAAGTTATTATTTCTAATGGTCAAAAACCTCAAACTTTTGATGATTTAAACGGAAAATTTAGACCTAATCTTGGAACTTCTGATTTTCTTGTTGGTTTGCATTCTTTTACAAATGAAACACTTATTCTTTTTAATAGAAATAGTATTCATATAATATCTGGGACATCAAATCTTAAAGCTTCTGCTATGAGTTTGGTTACAAATGAAATAGGTTGTGTTGCTAGAGATAGCATTGTTCAAGTTGGCGAAAACATTATGTTTCTTTCTGACAATGGTGTGTATGGTGTTTCATTCCAAGATTTATATAATCTTCGTGGAAATGAGGTTCCACTTAGTGAGTCAATAGATGCTACAATTCAACAAATAAATAAAGAATATTGGTCTAAGTCAATAGGAGTTTACTTTGATAATAAATATTATTTAGCCGTGCCAGTTGGACAGGGTGCAAGTAAGAATAATAAAATTATTATTTATAATTTTTTAAATAAACAATGGGAAAGTATTGATAGCGTAAATGATCCATTATTTGATTTTGAAAATTTAATTGTAGCTGGAGATAAATCTAATCGTGCTGTTTATGCAGTAAATTCTTTAGGTGGAGTTCACAGGATAGAATCAAGACTAGACGGAGTAGATCAAATTACTGCTGATCCATCTACTCTAGGAGCTATATCATCATTGACAATTCCAGCATCTATTACTACAAGGCAATTTAATCTTAAATCATTAGATAGAAAAAAATGGAATTCTTTTGAAATTCACGCTGAATCATCTGCCGAAAGAGATTCAGAATTTACCATATCTGCTGAAACTGAAAATATTGATTATAATTTAAGATTAGGCACTTTGTCTGACAGATTAAATGGAAATTCATTATCGCGAGGAGAAGATGTTTCCATTCGTGGTAGAATAGGTAATAGCCGTGCCTATGGAATTCAATTTACCTTAGACGGAATTTCGGGCAGACCAAAAATAAAATCAATTAAAACAACAGGAGCACAAGCTTTTAGATCCACTAACACCGCAATATAATGGCAATTTTAAATGTACTCAATCCTTATGTAGATGGACAAACTATTCGTGACAATGCAATTGACCGCTCTAAATTAAAAAGCGAGTTAAAGGGTGCAATTGAACAAATAGATGGTGCGAGAGTTGGCGGTGACAAAACTGGTAACACTAGGGGTGATTCAGCACTTGACATACAATCATTAAGGTCACTTGAAACTGATGTTGCAAGTGGAGATAGTTCTATTGCTATTGGACTAGAAGCAGAAGCTTCAGGAAATAGTTCTGTATCTATGGGGTTTGGAACAACAGCTTCAAATGTTAACGCTATTGCCATTGGAAGAAGTTGTCGTGCGTTTGGACAAAATTCTATAGCAATAGGTAATAGTAACTCGGCAAGAAATGCCCCAGATGGGCAACCTAATCCTGGAGCTTCTGGAGCAATAGCAATTGGAGCAAACAATTCTTTAGTTGGAAACGCAGACGAAGATGGTGAAGTTCTGGGCTTAGGATATTCTAATACTGTAACTGGAGATAGATCTTCTGCAATTGGAGTGAATAATACTGTAAGTGCTGATGACGCTCATGCATATGGCAAAAATGTTTTTGTAGGTGCTCAGGACTCCTTAGAAATAGGTCTGTGGAGTTCGGCAGGATCAGTATCCCGAATTTCTTCTATAAAATTTAATTTGGGCGGAAAAATATCTTTTACTTGCATTGATTCTTCAGAAGCACCAACGGATCAATCTGCTGAGGGTCAGGAAAACGAACTTGAGTTAGGCAGAGATATGTTTACTATACAAAGAAATGGAGATGCCTTTACATTGTATTTTAACGATGCGGGCACAATTAAATCTTTGTCACTAGGAACTGTATCGTAAGAAACTATATATTGGATTATTTCTATTAAAATATAAAATTTTACAATAAATATATTTAAATATTATGAGCGAATACGGACATGATTTTGACGACAACATGGACGATGATTGGGATGATGATGATGATTGGGATGATGATTTTTTTGATGATGTTGATGGTATATTAGATGATTTTTACGTTTATGGTGATGATGATGATTTTGATGATTGGTTAGACGAGACAGCATTTGATGACGATTATGGCTGGGATGATATTTATGATGATGATTTTGATGATGCCTTTGATGATGACGAAGACATAAATGATCTTATTAGCACTACACCAACTACTAGTGTTGTACCCGTAGGACTTTTTACCGTAGATGAATACAAACAAAAGTTAAAAGACGGAGCAAATTTAACTTTAAAACAAAAACTAGATAAAGTTAATGCAGACGTATCAAAAAATTCAGCTAAAATAGCTGAGTTAGGAAGCTCGTTGGATTATTCCGCCGCTGAACGAGCGGCGTTTAATAATGCAAATCAAGCTTGGTACAGATCTGGTGCTAAAAGTAATACTCCACAAGCAATAGCACGGGAGGAAGCTAGAAACGTAAGAGATGCAAAATTGCAGGAGTGGACTGATCAAAGAAATTCTTTAGACAACGAACAAGCAGAGCTTGCAATGAGTTTAAGTACAATTCAAGCAATGTACGATGGATTTACTGCACTAAATCCAGATTTTGAATCTTTAGAAACTTCTGAGCAACAAAAACTTCAATTGGAGTATGAATTTAATTACCATAAAGAACAATATACAAATTATAATGATACTTATCAGGAAAAACTAGCAGACTATCGTACTGCTAAAGATGCTTATGATGCCGAACTTGCCGTACAACAAGCTAGAATAGATGCGGGTCGGGGGGTTGCGAATTATGATGCCGAATGGCACGTTGGTCATGACTGGAAACAAGATTTATATAATGCACACGTTGCTCTTCAACCAGTAGTAACTCAAATTAACTTTATAAGAAGTAATCTAGTTGAAAGTACAAATGAAAGCCAAGCATATCAAATTATTCAAACAGAAATTGCTGAAGAAGCGGCGGCTGAAGCACAAGCTGAAGCGGATAGATTAGCTGAAGAAGCGGCGGCGGCTGAGGCAGAAGCACAAGCCGAGGCTGATAGATTAGC